CAGTCCATCACGATCAACACTGTTGCTAACCCCTTCCGCGGGTTAGCACCGACAGGAATGCCTCGACCTATTCCAAGGACGATGGCAACCTGAAGCTCTCCGTTTCGCATTCCTACGGGAAGCGCGTTCGGCGAGCAGTGCGGATCGATAGCCGGAAGACGGCTGCGGACCCGCTGTTCCCTGCTCAGAATGCGCCGTATTCCGCCAGCGTTACGCTGGTGGTCGACGCTCCTCTGACTGGTTACACGGTTACCGAGCTGAAGCAGATTGTCGACGGTTTCACCGCCTGGCTTTCTGCATCTTCCGGTGCCAACCTCACCAAGGTTCTTGGTGGGGAAAGCTGAGTTAATGGCAGATAGTGTCCATCACAATGGTCCTATCTCGCAAGAGATAGGACTTCATGTGGTGGGCATTGCCGGTGTCTGGACTGCCTTAGGTTGTATTCTTTGGCAGTTCGTCACTCTCAGCGTTGGCGACCTATGGGCTGCGATTAAGGGGAAATACCCCTTAGCCGACGACCTGTGGGGTTGGGGAGATACATGACAATCAGTGCCTGACTCCTTCTAGAAGGGAGGAGGGGCATGAAAAGGATCATGTGTCTCCTGCAGGAGGTTCTCCTTGATAGGGGAACCTGGTGTGGCGTCAGCACCAGCAATGATCTCAAAAGGATCACTGCTAGGGTCGAACGCGAGGGGTTATCGTTTCTCACGATAACCCTGGCGAACTATGGTAAAGGCTTCGAAAAAAGCCTCGACCATGGATTCGTCGTTGGTGAGATGTTCTCTATCTCCGCGAGGAGTAGAGAGCATCCAGGTCTCCCGGCCCTATTGGCGGGTTTCCTCCAACTCGTGTTCGAGTCTGACTCTGGACGGTTGCTTGATGAACCGTCGCCGGATGCGATCCAGGCCATACGTCAGATTACTCTGATGTGGGCGAAGGTTTCGGCAGATACAACCGAAGCCCGGAAGGATTACACCCTGCGGCAGTTCCTCAGGTGTGAGCAGGAAGTCCGCGAGGCGGATGCTAATCGGGAAGAACGGGACTTAGTCCGGTTCAAACGATTGGCTACGCTGCTGTGGGCCGATGTGTTGCAACCCGTAGATGAGAAGATCTTCTACGGCCACATCGTTCCTAAGCACGGCCCTGGCACAACTGCTGAGGGTATTGTCGGAAACGACAAATACACTCAGTGGGAGTGGACAGAGCGGCTGGAACGGGTGTTTCCCATGTTGGATCACCTGTTCCCGTCATCCAGCTATTACCATCAGCTGGATCACGTGGACCTCCTCGAACCCGGATCCGAAAGACCTGTCAGGGTCATTACGGTTCCTAAAACGCTCAAAGCGCCGCGAGTGATTGCCATCGAGCCCCTTGCTATGCAGTATGCACAGCAGGGTGTGCTCGAAGCACTCGTGAGCCAGCTTGAGGGGCCTGACAACCCC